TCTGTGTTAGGAAAAGCACCATTTCCAATTTCCGTAACACTGTCTGATTCAAATTCCACAGATCTTAAAGAAGTGCAACCTTGAAAAGCACCACTTCCAATACTCGTAACACTGCTTGGTATTTCAACTGATTCTAAAGCAGTGCACCATGAAAAAGCACTATTTCCAATATTCGTAACACTACTTGGTATTTCCACAGATCTTAAAGAAGTGCAGCCATTAAAAGCACTAATTCCAATATTCTTAACACTACTTGATATTTCAACAGAAGTTAAAGAACTGCAACCATAAAAAGCATCATATCCAATATTCGTAACACTGCTTGGTATTATCACTGATTCTAAAGCAGTGCAACCTAGAAAAGCATAATTTCCAATATTCGTAACACTACTTGGTATTTCCACAGAAGTTAAAGAACTGCAACATGTTCATCAAATTTATTAATATTGTCAAGTAAACCACCAGTTCGATTTAAGTTTTGTCCTATTCGACTTATATAACAACATCCTTTTTATTAGATTTTGAAAAAATGATTTTTTTGTATTAAAAATAAACTTGGATTTACTTTACTTTTTAATAATGAAACTTATTTTAAATAAAATAAAATTCAATCCAAACGCCAATGAATTCGTTCCTAAAAAAAAATCAAATGAAAGAATTTGGACAAATCCAAAAACTGGACAAACAGTTATATTATTATGTACAACTAAAAATGCACCAAGTGAGTATAAATAAAAAAAATCTATCTAATAATGTAATAAAAAATGATTATAGAAAAATTTCCAATCTTATCTAATGCTTTATTACCTTATATTTTAATATTAAATTTCACATCAAATATTTATATATTATCCAAAATTACAATAAATAAAATATATTTAAAAATAAAGAGTAACTTTTTAAAAAATGACAGAATATAATAATAGTACTGTTTTAAATTTTGACGACGATGAAGATGATGATATTTTAGAAATAGACGAAGAAATATTAAATGATTCTGATAATTATAAAAAAAATATTTTTGATATGAGTTTAAGTTTAGAATTACGAATAAAAATAATATCTAAATATTATAAAATTTATCCTGATGAATTTTTCGAAATTGTAAGTAGGATTACAGGAATGTATTCATTTAGTGGAACAAAAACTTTAGAAAAATTTATCTATTCATTATCAACAGAAACCGAATTATCTAGCTTTTTAAAAATAGAATCTTCTACAAGTTTACTTAGTTTTTCAGAATTTGAAGAGGAAATATTTGAAAAAGATGATGAAAGCTTAAAAGAAATAAAGAGAAAAAGTAACGATGAAATTAAATTTAGAAATGAAGAAAGATCTAAATTAGCTTATAAATCATTAAATATAGTTTGTGAATCTTTGGATGAAAATTTACCAACTCCTTACAAAGTAGAAACAATTTGTAAACTAATGAAAAATGAAAATTATAAAGAACAAGCTTTGTTGTATTTTTTTAATATAATAAATAATGAAGAATTAGATTGTGAATATAGATATAAAACAATATTATCATTGGAAAAGAAAGATATTGTTTTGAAAAATTTTTATACTTTTGAATCTTGTCTTGAATTTCTAAGAAAATCTTTTAATTTTACTATGTATAGAATTTTAGCTGCACAAAATTTATTACAAAATGGAGACCTTGAAGAAAATGATGTTATTAGAAATTTTATCGAAAATACATTACTATCATTTGCAAAAGACGAAAATTTAGATTATAATCTTCGCGCAGATGCAGCCGATACTCTTTTAAATTTAGGATGTAATGAAATGAAAAAAGAAGGTAGAGAAATTATATATTTCTTAGGACAAGTTTACGGTGGAAATAAAACTATTTTTGATAATGCACAAAATGTGCATGTGGAAGAAATTGAAAAATCAGTTCTTGAAATCATTGTAAAGTTGTCAAATTATCCAACTCTAAAAGTAAATGATAATCCAATAGATTATGAATATACACAAACTAAAATAAAAGAAACAATTGATGATATACTTACTAAATGTGAAAATATCAGATGTAAAAACTGTGATAAATTTGATGAAAAAAGTATTTCATTTTTTTGCAATCAAAACTGTGAAAGTACTTATAACAAAAAAAATAGAATTCAAATTTCTTTCAACAGAATTTCAATGGATAAAGCTTTGTATTTTAATAATAATATATCAAATATTTTGATTAAAGTTTGGAGTTATATTCAGAATAATAAATATAAAATTGAAATGGAAGACCGACTAATATCAGAACTAGATGATATGTCAGGAACATGTTCAAGTGGATTTGCATCTCGTATCGTAAATTCTATAACGGGATTTGGTGAATTTGAATTACATATTTCATTTGAAGATCAAATAGTTTCAAATTTCACAGGGCGTTTAAATGCCTGTGCGAGGAAAATAATGGATAAAGATTTTTCCTTTTATAATGAAATGTTTGAAGATGTTTTGAAACTTTATATCATTAATAATAAAATTTTTTCAGAAATGAAACTTACGATGGATGAAAGAAAAAAAAAATATTTATTGTATAAAAATATACAAGACGTTAAAGATGAATGTGTTAGTGAATTTTGTGAAAACGTTATAAATGAAATGACATTATCATCTTCTAAATTTGCAAATAGACAACATTTTCTTTTATTTTTTAAAACTTGTATGCCTAAAATTTACAAGGAAATGTTCGAAGAATTCAAAGATTATATAACTGATTCTGAATTTGACTTATCTTTCAGACGTGCAATTAGTATTTATGAAGGGGATATGTAAAAATATTGATTTAAAGATTTGTATATTTCTAAATAAGCCTCTATAGTTAAATGGTATAACAGCAGTCTTGTAAACAGTAGTCTTGATAACTGCAAGCCTGAGTTCGATTCTCAGTGGAGGCTAACAACTGTTTATTTTATTATATAAAAATAATAAAATAATTTTTCTCATATTGTATGTAGTAAACAATATTTAAAATAAGATTTTCAGTAAAACATTATTATTATTGTTCTTTTAAATATATAATATCGCCTTGTTTCGAATATTTTATTTCATTCAATTCGCGTGTGTATTCTTCACTTGCATCTTGACCTAAATTACGTTCATAATATCTAATTCCCACAAAAAGTTCAGCATTTCCTTCGTCATTATCCTGATAAAATTTATATATTCCGGAAAATCTATAATGATTATCTAGAATATCAAAAAATGTATTACAAAAACTATAAAGAATTACGTTTGAATTATCAACAATTATAAGTTGATGATTAACATTATTGGTAAGATTGTCAAATATAATTTTAATTTTATCATCGTCCAAATTTTGCCAATCATTAATTTCATTGATATTTAATATTGGTGCAACAACAGGTTCTCCGCCAGGAATGTCATCCATACCATCAAATTTTTTTTTTCTCAGAACTTTAGATTTATTTTTCTTATATCTGATAATAGATTTTTTATTTTTTTTGTAAAGATTTCTTTTTCTTTGTTTTTGTTGATCTTTTTTTATTATTCATTTATTTTGAAGAGAGAAAAAAAAATTATATTATTTTTTATCTTCAAATAAGTTAATTACAAAATTTCTATTATTTAATTGTGATAGCTTTGAAATATATTTTGCTGGAACCATCCAAGTTATAACTCTATTGTAAATATTTGTTTCATAATTAGAATTAAATTTTAACCAATTTTTAATTTTTTCACAAAATAAAAAAAATAATATAAAAAAAATAAAATTATATATTACTAAGATGAGGTAATGAGTTAGTCACCCAATTTGTAAACATGTTGTCATTTTTATTGATTACTTTGAAAAACTGATCCTGATTCCATATTAAATTTTCAACTATCCAACTGTGTATATACAAAGGTGATGATAAAGATTCGTTCAAAACTGAAATATCGTATGGACATTTATATTTTACCAACCATTTCAAAATTTCAATATCTCTCTTTCTGATTGCGTGTACATAAAGTTTCGAGTTAAAATATTTAGAACTATTGAATACAATATCATTTAAATATTGAATGATTTTAACATTTCCATATTTTATTGCGTTTATAAACATTTTCGATTTTTTTATTTTGTAATCATGTTCAATTGCCCAATCAATATATTTGATTTTTGAGAAAATGAAAGATTCTTTTGGAAAAGGTTTTTGATTTTTTTTTATTAGACAATTAAAAAACTTACAAGTCTCAGATATAAATATTATTTCATGTTTACTAATAAACTTTACCATATATTGGGCTACATCGTAGTTCAATTTTGATATCATAATATAATCAATTATATACTTCAAGATGTTTTCTTCCTAAATGAAAAAAAAATCATTTTTTTAAATTTTTGATATAAATAAAATGCGATGTAAAATTTTCAAATATACTGGTAATATTGAAAAATTTATTCCAAAAACTTCAGAAATACATGTGTTTGCATTCGGTGCGAGAGGAGGTAAAGGTAATTTAGGTGGTGGAAAACCTGGTAAAGGTGGAATGATTAGAGCTACATTAGAAGTAAAAAAAAATAAACCTTTATATATAAAAGTTGGTGGAATATCAAAAGAGTTTGCTGGTTGTAATATAAAAAAAGGAGGTGAATGTACTGAAATCAGATTAAAAAAAAATGATATATATTCTCGTATTTTAGTGGCTGGAGGTGGTGGAAGTGTTGGTGGTTATAACGGAGGTTCTTATGGTTCAAATCCAAAACCAAAAGGTGGATCTGGAGGAGGAAAAAAAGCAGGTTCTTCTTCAGGTGGAGGAGGTAGTCAAAAAAAAGGAGGAATCGCAAAAAAATATTCTATTAAGTGCAAAGGTAAAAATGGAAAATTTAAATATGGAGGAATAGGAAATAATATATGCGGTTGTAATGGAAGCGGGGGTGAGGGTTGGTACGGAGGAGCAAGTGGTACAAATGAAGGTGGAGGAGGAGGAGGTTCTAGTTATGTAATACCAGGATCTTCAAATGTTAAACATAAAAAAGGTGTTAATGATGGTGACGGATTTTTAATTATTTATTATTAAATTTTGATGATGAAAGAGTTACAAATAAATTTAAAATTGAATTTAAAGAAAAAAAATTCTTTAAATTAACAACAAATATGACTGATATTATCAAACCTACTAAAAAACAATTGGTATTTCCTGAATTTGAGGATATAAAAGTTTCTACGAAGACTTTTATTGTAATGACAAATTTAGTGATAGACTTGAAAAAATTATTTGATTATCTTCCCATTACTGATTATACTTTCGTACCAAAAAAAAGAGGTAGAAAGAAAAAGATAAATCAAATTGATCCAAACAAGGATGTTCCACAAGGTTCAATTGTTACTATGAAATATGAAAATAATATAAGGGGTATTGATTTAAAGCAGAAAAAGTCACACACAAAGAAGAAGAAAAGTAAATGGTTTCGAAATTCTTTCACGGTTGTAATAATTATAGATGACAAACCAATCAATTTAAAAATTTGTCAAAACGGTCGTTTTCAAGTAACTGGTGTAAAATACGATAATCAGGTTGAAAATTGTATCAAATATATATGGTCACACATCAAAAATGAGGAAGGAAATATTTTTAAATTTACGTCTGGAGATTACCTTGAAACTATTTTTATTCCTGCCATGAGAAATATTGACTTCAGCGTAGGCTTTCTTGTTGATAGAGAAAAACTCGCAAAGTACATGAGTACTCAAACAGATTTTCATTCACTACTCGAAACTAGCTTTGGTTATACTGGGGTCAACATAAAATGCCCCATAGGTCGAGACATAAGAACATTGGATATAAAAAAATTCACTTTCAAAGGTAGCGATATCATCGAATCTTTCATGAAATACGAAGATTACCTTAAACTTCTACCCGAAAAGGATCAACAAAAAAAAGATAAA